ATTCAAATATACCTTCACTATGATGTCTAAACATTCTGTGTTTACTGTGTCCTATCCAAGCCTTAGTTTCATCAAACCAATCATGAATAGGTTGGTAATCAGATAACTGACCACCCCATTTTCTAACCGAGGATTTGCAATGTTGCATTGGATGTGCCATTATTCTAAACTTTTACTAATTAAATCTCCATCATGTGCAAATTCTTCAGTATCAGTAACATAAATAGTATTATTTATTTCATATTCACCTGAAGGAATTTTAATAAGCATTACTCCATAACCACCATCATTATTCCACCAATCTTCTAAATTATTTAGAATTTTTTCATTTGCAAAGTCTATTAAATCATCTCTAAGATAACCATCAAGATCTGCTAAATAAAGAGTATCTTCTTGTCCATAATTACTTAAATTCATAATATCATAAAAAGTAACTTCTTTAGTTGTAGTATATACAACATCATCAATATCTCCTGAATCTCCACTACCTGAGTAGAATATTTTAATTCCCGTAACACCAAGGTCAGCCAACTTTAATAGAAGGCCTGTCATTTCATTTTCTGTCATATTATTTTGTTTTGTAAAATCTGCCAAGGATATTGGCATTTAAATAATTTTCTTTCTCAAGCACTTCATATTTAAACTGGTGCTTTACTTCTTGATAAGTTAATTCTGTAGCAGAATAACAAATTAACAAGATTTCTCTTTTAATAGTAACTCCTGCTTTATGAGCTTCTTTTAATTGTTGATTACTACTGTAGTAATTTTCAAAATTAGCCTTTTGTTCTTTAGTATATTTCTTTAACCTTTTATCAGTAACTAATGCTAAAGCTTTTTTACCAAGTTTTTTTTTTACATTTAAAAAGAAATTCTTTTTACCAATATAGGCATAAGTATTTCCATTTAATATCACAGACATGTGATAAATAAATCCAATACTATTTTCTGGTATATTTGTTTCAGTAAATTTTTTACCTTGGTATATCCAACTCATAGTGCTTGTTTTAGTAAAGGTAATAATATTCCTCTAACTTTATCAACTCCATGTTTTTCAATAGAATCAGATAAATCTTTTTCCATAGGAAGAACAACATAACTAAAATTATATTTATGTTTATATCTTTCAGCAGCTTTGATACCAGGTTCATCATTATCAAACAATACAATTATAGATTTATAACTTTTACTAAGTTTGTTAATTATAGTTTCTGAAATCATAGTATTTTCACTGTCTGGTGCTATACATTCTGCATTAGCTATTTTGAGTTTTTGAAATACCATAAGATCTTTTAAAGAAGAAGTTATAATTAAATAATCTTTTTCATAACTTATTTGATCAAGACCTTGTACATAATTTTGTACTTTAATGAATTTTTTATCAGAATTTTTTGGCATATAAACTTTATACAAAGAACCATCATTTCTAAAATAACCATAAGTATATGGTCTTTCAAATTTAAATAAAAGTATATTACCATCTATATCTTTTTTTTTCATTGTAAAATACTGCAATGGTGATACATTATAATGCTCAAGTAATTTAGAACCAATTTTAAATCTTGTCCAATATTGTTGATCTATTGTATTCCAATGTCTTATTTCATGGTCAACTACTTTAAATTTATCATGAATTTTAAACTCTCTTTTTTCAAAAAAAGTATTATTAACAAGAAAGTCTTCATAATCAGAAAGTATTTTATTTACTGCATTAGCTCTAGTAGGCATATTATATAATGCTTTAACTAATTCTATTGTATCTCCTTGAATACCAGATGAAAAATCTTTAAACTTATAATATCCTGAAATTGTATCTGTATAAATAAACATTGAAGGTACTTTATCTTTTGAATTAAATGCAGATAATATTTTTACATTTTGTCCTGTAAGTTTTTCTTTTAAATTTAAATAATTTTCAAAAACCCATTCTCTTGGTACATCATTTAAATCTGAAATTATATGTTTAGTTGAAATCATACTATAAATTTTAACAATAAAAAAGAGGAACCATTTCTGATTCCTCTTATAACTAAATTTTAATTAGTCTAAATTAAAATCAGAACTTAATTTTGTAATTGTAGAAAAATCATCATCATCACCAAACTTTTTAACTTCAGTAACTTCTAGTTTTCTAAGATGTTTTGCTTCATCATATACTAAAACTTTACCTTGTTCAATTTCAGCATAACTATATTTTCCTTTTTCTGCTTTAGCCAAATACATATCATAATTAATATAACCAGACTTGTTTAAATATTCTTTACCAGCTACACAAAATTCTAAATACTTATCTTGAAAAAGACCTGCTTTGTTAAAAGCATTTACAAAATCTTCAATAGTTTTATGTTTATCATTTTCTCCTACAAACCATTCATTAAAACCAAGAGTTTTAGATAAATTTTGTAAGAAAATTAATATTGCCCTATCTCTTTGAATTTTAACTCCAGATTTAGTTACACCATCTGAAAATGCATATTGACTAGCTTTTACTCTACCAATTTGGCCTTCATAGTGTCCTTTTGACTCATCATCTTTATCAAGCATAAATCCTTCAAAACCTGGAATAGGTTCTGTTTCAACATGCAATATTAAATGATATGCATTATCAATAAATCTAAAATCTTCTAATTCAAGACTATTAATTTTTAATACTAAATTACCTGGTGCAATTGTTTTTACTCCTCCTGAGCCTGTGCCCAAGTCTGTTGTACTTAATCCCATTTTTATTTTGTTTTATTTGTTACATATATATTTTATCCCAGTGAAACTTCATTTCACCTTTGTTATTCATTTCAGAAACTACTATCTCTTCATTTCTTAGGTGTTCTGGTCTTGCACCACAAGTTACTCCTTCACTAGTTTTAAAAGATATAATTGTTTTATTATCCTTTCTAAACATGTAACCTATTGCATCAGCATTAGCACATATTAAGGATTTAATTTTACCAGTTAAATCTATGTTAGATGCCATTACCATTTCTCCTTTATCATCCACCTGTTTGTCTTTAATATGACCAGATAAAATAATATGGGGTGCTAAGGTATCAATAAAATCTAAAACTTGAAAAAAAGCTTGTCTTAAATATAAATATCCTGCACCATTAGGTAATGATAATACATTGTCTCCATCATAGTTTTTACCCATAGATGTTTCTTTGTATAACTTTATTGCCAAAGGCATTACCATATCTTCTAAAGCTGTTACAGTATCTATAGTAACATATTTATATGGACTATTTGCTTCTTTGATTGCTTTACCAGCATCTAGAAGTTCTTTTAGACTTGAAATTTTAATTTTCATAGCCTCTACATAATCAGAACCATTTTCTAAATCCATTAATAAATTACCTTCTAGACCAGAAAAAGCAGTTGTTTTTCCTGTTTTAGGTTTAGAATAAATAATTAATCTTTTAGGATTAAATCTTGTTGGTTTTTCTTTTGTTGTTGGAAGTATTATACTCATTGTTTTTCAATTAAATTATTTAACCATAACTTATTACTAACTGGTTTTTTCCACATAATAGCAGCAAAGTCAGTAATAGACATTTCAGATAGTAAAGCATCTTCACCTATTAAAACATCATCAAGTGTAACTTCTTTCTTTGAAAAATTTTCTTCAAAATCTGGAAATATACTCAATGTTGTTTGTAATTTAGGAATAGATTCTTCTTTTTGACTTTCTTGTTCTTTTCTTTTTTCAAATAAACTATAAGTAATTTCATTTCCATTAGCAAGAACAACATTCAATTCAGATAAAGGAATTATATATGCTTGATAAGCTTCTCCTTTAGAATTACTACCTTCTTTTATTTCATATTCTTCTGAAAAATAAGGATTATATTTAAATTTAAATAAATCTCTGCTAGAGTTAGCAGGTATAAGATCCATATCTTTTCCCTGGTTGTCTCTTACAACTTCAATAAATTCTATAAAAATATCTTCTCCTCTTCTCAATTCACTTTCAAATAGTTGTATTTGTTTTCCATATTTTCCTTTTTGGAAAAATGCAGTTTTTACAACAAAGAAAGGATCATTTATTTTGAGTTTGTTAAACCTATCAAGATGATAAGCAAATAACTCTCTCTCTTTTTCTTTTCTATTAAACATATATTATTTTTAAATTGTTACTTTTTTTGTAGCTTGAGCAGGTGTTGCTATTTCTACAATTCTCATGTTAGTTCTATCAAGTTTAAAAAAACTTAATCTTGTAGTACCATTTCTAGACTTAAGAAAGTGAAATACTAATGTATCTTCATCAGCTATAATAAACCTCTCGGGACCATATTGTCTTATTTTTCTTATAGACGGTTTATTTATACCTAAAACTACATCAGCATGTTGCAACAATGCATCTGCACCAAACAAATCAGAATCTAACACATAATTTCCATATTCTCCATCACGGGCTCTATCAGCATTATCAATATTTCTATTTAACTGACTAAGAACAACAAAAGCAATTGGATATTTTTTCTTCATCATAGTTAGGCCTTCACCTAATGCATATAACATTTCAAATTTATCTTTTTGACCTTTGCCAACTCTAAATAAAGCAGAATGATCTATAGACACAAGCATATTAGGATATGTACCATCTTCTGTTTTGTATTTTTCCATTTCATAATGAATGGTAGCACACATTTCATCAACTGTACAAGCATCATAAACTACATTTATAAAATCCTTATCTTCATATTTGTGATAATAATCAACACATTTTTGATAAATTGCTTTATCTACTGGTGAACCTTTACTCATTAATGTATTATAATCATACCCTGTATTCAGACTTAATTTTCTTATACCATTGGTTTCATCCAACATTTCAAACTGAAA